TTATGACTTCGCGTTGTTTTCTGTAATCGGTGTGCGCAGCAGTTGCGGTTCGATGTTCTGAATCACGGCGGCTTTCGGCTGTTTCGCCACCTCTTCCAGCGCCTGCTGACACTCAACGGTCGGACGCGCCACTTTACGCAGAGTCATCCTGTCATAGCTAAGCTCGCCATTCTCCACGACCAGCGGCATCACCCGCACCTGACGCGTTACGTTGACATAATCGCCGCTTAACCGGGTCAGTTTGCCTGGCTTCGCAATCACCCGCATCCACTGACGGCAGTCCAGCGTGCTGCCATCCGCATTGATGATCACACTGGCTATCGCCTTGTCGCTGATCAGGCTGCTCTGTGGGCCGACGGTTTGCCAGGTTCCCTGCAGATCAGCGGGCGCCGGCGTTTGCACCGCATTTTCATAATCGTTGATTTGTGCACAGCCACTCAGTGCCAGCGCGGCAATCAGCATCCACTTTTTCATGTTTAATCCCTAAGATCCCATCAATGGCGGCTACGTTATAATTTTTCCACCGCGTTGCGCAAGGTATCTGGGTGTTCAAACACCACGCAGACCCTGATTGCGCCAGAATTTATCCCGCAGTGAGCTCCACGGTCAGGTTTTTGACCGGAAGTTCAGAGGCTGAACTGATGCAAACTCCGGCCTTTGTCACGCCTGACAAGCGGAAGACAACCCGCTACACTGACGCGCTGCAACAGACTTTCAGGAATATGAATATGAAAACGCCAGAAGCCTACTATGCCCAGGCGCGCGAGATGTTTTTTACCGCGCATCCCGACTTTCAGTCTGCGCTTGATGAATTAACGGAGAGCGACGCCCGTGCGGCTAACCTGTCACTGCGACAGCTGCGCGAATGGCATGCCGAACGTATCTATGCGGCCTTTTTGCGGCAGAAGAATCTGGATGGAATGATCTTTTCTATTCAGCTCGCTGAGTCGGATAAAGCGGTGGCGGCTGAAGCTATCGAGACTTATCTCAAATCTCATGCTGAGTCGCTGGGGATGAGCTGGGAAGAGTTTTGCATCAAAAACGAGCTCTAATCAGGGCCGCGCTGAAGTTGTATCTTGCACACACCTCCAACCAGTTTCGGCACTGCAGATAAAATTGTACTAAACAGGGGAAAGTGTATAACTTCGGCGTGCGACTCAGGTCGTGATTGTCCTTTAACGAATAGTGCTGATGCACTGCCTCTGCAGGTGTTGTCTCAATTCCACCTCCAGAGGCGAATTTTTTTATCCGCCCCTACCCTTCACCTTCCGTCGCTTTACCCTTTACTTCAACATAACTCGCTACCGCCAGCAGACGATTAATATGCGTCAGTAGCAGATCCACATCAGACTGCAGAAACTCGGTCGAAGATTTCGACGCGGTAATAATGGCATCCTGCACCGTTTCTGAAATGGTCAGCGAGTTGTCCTGTTTCGCCTGCACCAGCAGCGCCGCAACCAGCAGGGACTGCGCTTCAAGCTGCGCCGTCAACTCTTTTGCATCGACGTCCATCTTTGCCAGTTTTAGCAGAATATCAATTACCAGTTGTCGCATCGCGGACCTCCTAAAAGTAAGCCGCCATTATGTCGCGATGCGTGCGCATTTTGCTAGTCGAAGATTGAGGTTTATGCGAGATAAAAATTTACACGAAATCAGGCGCGCTGCCTTGCTACTGTTTTTATTTACAGTATTATATGTCAGCGATTTTGCCCTGAATGGATTGCCATCATGTTTGTTGAGTTGATTTATGACAAGCGCAACGTTGCCGGTTTACCGGGTGCTCGCGAGATGATTCGTGAGGAGCTGGAAAAGCGGGTGCATCGGGTGTTTCCTGACATTGAAGTTAAGGTCAAGCCCATGGAACGTAACGCGATTGATACTGATTTGAGTAAAAACGATAAAGCGACGGTTGCGCGGATTGTTGAAGAGATGTTCGACGAAGCGGAAATGTGGCTGGTGGCCGATTAATCCCTTAACGGCCACCACATCAGTTAGCGGGAGATGACTTAGCTCTCCTGCTCGCTGTGATTAACTTCAATCTCGATGTCCTGAATCGCGGCATCCAGATCTTCCAGCAGTTTACCCTGCTTATTCAGCAACGCATCGATTCGGTCGGCGTTGGTCTTGTCTTTATACTCACCGGCATCAAACGCTAACCATTGGCTGGAAAGGGTTTCGGTGTTGGTCTGAGCATAGTGACGCATCTCTTTTAGCTGAGAAGTCACGTCACGCAGATATTCAGTTTTGGTCTTGGTTTCTGTTGAATCGCTCATGCTAAATTTCCTTCTGGTCATCTATCCAAAGTGAGTAGGCTTAGCGGTTCATCAACCGGCCAATCAGCGGGCCTGCATTCAGGTACAAAATGTTGCCCGGATATTTAAAACTAGTCGATAATAGCGAAGCCGCATTAAGAATAATCGGAAGTTATGGTTTATGACCGGATTTCACGGCTGGCACCTCACTCTCAGTGACGACCTCTTTGACTTTTATGACCGTTTTGTCGGCTATGCGATCCGGTATTGCATCCAGCTTGTGCTGTATTGCTGCAACCTGATCGGTCAGCAGCTCCACTCTGTCATCACGCCGCGCCGCAATTAAGCGGTAATCCGCCCGAATCTCCTCGACCCGCTTGTTTGCGGTGTTACTGACGTAGAGAAAAATGATCGTCATCAGGATGCAAATCATCGAACAGCTCAGCAATACGCAGCCGAGGATAACTTTGCGCCGGTAAGACATCGGTGCCTTAGTGCTATTAATCGTGGCCATCACTGCGATCCTCCAGAGTTGAGATAAGCCGATCAATCTCATTACGAAATTTATCGTTCTGATCGGTTTCGGTCATTGCCAGTAAAATCCCTACCGCATTCTTGATTAACCGAAGATCCGTTTCGAGTGTCGAGATACGCCGCAGATTCCTGTCGTGCCGTTCGCGTAATTCATCGTTCTCCTCCCGTATCAGCAGGTTGCTCTCTTTCAGCAACACCACCTGCTCTTTGTAGCTGGTAATAATTTCGCCGCCGGCTCGATTACTGGTTACGATTGACGCAATTCCCGCCAATAACGGTTTCCAGAACAGTGCTGCTGCCCCCCCACCCAGAACTAACGCACCCATACTGGTAATCAGACTACTTTCCATGCCACACCCCTTTGTACGGTAAGGTCTCTGGAACTTACTGCGTGCTGTTTAGCCACGTCCCCCGCATGAAATTTAAGATTGCTTAAATACCAGGCTTAAGTATACTTAAGTCACTCTCAACCAAAAAGTCAAGCTTATGAAAAACGAAACGCTGGGTGACCGCATCCGACTCCGACGTAAATCGCTGCAGTTAACGCAGAAGCAATTGGCGCAACAGGTAAAAGTGTCCCATGTGGCGATTTCGCAATGGGAAAAAGAGGAGACGCTGCCGCGCGGTGAGAACCTGCTGCGGCTCGCCGAAGCGCTGGGCTGCGCACCGGCTTTTCTGATAGATGGGGATGGTCCTGTTTTCAGCGAAAGCGCCTGGAGTGGTTTGCATCAGATCCCACTGCTTGCACAGCGCGACGTGCCGCGATGGCTGAGCGAGGCCGGTTCCGTCCGGCATGAACTGCTGATGCACAACGACATGGCGCTTTCACAGCAGAGCTTTGCCTTCCGGGTGGAAGAACAGGCGATGACGCCCGCGATTCTGCGGAATGATGTGGTGATCATCGATCCCACGCAGTCACCTCAGCCCGGCGACTGCGTGCTGGCATTGCAGCAGCAGGTCGTGCTGCTACGCACCTGGCGTCAGCGCGGCAGTGAAAATGGCGTCATGCAGTTTGAACTGGCACCGGTCAATATCAACTTCCCTGAGCTGCAATCCAGCCGGGACAGCCTGAAGCTGATTGGTACGCTGGTGGAACTGCGACGCTACCGCCAGCCATAAAAAAACCCGCCGGGCGCGGGTTCACTTTTCATCGTACAACAGTGGCTGAGTTTATAGCCGGGCAACTACAGGGCATCGGTCAGTTGATCTACCACCACTTTGCCCTGCAGATCGGTCTGCATAATGCGGTAATTGACGGGCCATGAGCGGCGGGTACTGAGTTTATCGAACAGGGTTACGCCGCCTTTTTTAACTCCCTGGCTATTTACAATAATCCATTCGGTGACCTCTTCCTGACCACGATTTTTCAGGCTCAGCGAGCGTTGTTCGATTAACTGATCTTCAGCTTCAATCTTTAAATAGTCTCTTAACATAATTTCTATCTCCTGGTAACGCAGGCCACTATATGCCTTTTGCTAATCCGTTCAATCGAATTTATTTATCGATCTGTTTATCGACGGGAATGTGACCTGCCGCAAGCGACATGACAGGTTTGTCCATTACTGCATTAGGGATTCCCGGTTAGCATGAACCTGCTGTACACACCCAAACATCGAAAAATGACGTGTTCAGTATGAGAGAAACTCCGATTAGCCCGCCGCTGGCGGGCTTTTTTTTCTTCTTTAATCCGCTGCGCATGCGGGATGTCAGTGCTGGTCTAAACTTAAGAGACTGGAATAAAAGGAGAGAGTTATGTTTAAGCACAATACGAATGAAGAACGTAAGAAAGAAGGTGATGTCAGCAAAAGCCTGCCGGAAGCCGCGCCAAACGCTGGTAATGCTTACGAGGAAGATGATCATCCTGCCACTGATGCGCCGAAAGATCATGGCGAAGTGCCGCGCAAAAATGATGACAGCCAGGATGACAAAAAAGATCCTTACAAGGCAAGCTGATGTGCGAGAGGCGCGCCCGCTGGGCGCGCTGGTCAGCGTTAAGATTTAATGAGATCGGCAAGCTGGTGCTGATTTTCAACCAGCCAGGCTGGAAAATGTTCGGATGTCACCGGCACTATCTCCATCCTTCGCGGACGGTTCCAGATATCAATATTGTTCTCAACGCAGCGCCGTATATGATCCGGATTGTTAAATTCGGGACAGTTACGTTCGGTATGAGAAATCGAAGACATTTTTTCACTGATGCGCTCATCGCTCATTACCCAGGAAAAATGCCATCCTCCATTCTTAATGGTTTTTGTCCGGAAATTTAGCCACTTCCAGCGCAACCAGTTCTCGCGTATCGGTGTACCACGACGCTTAACATTGCGAAGCAATTCCGGTTGTCCCCTGAAAAATTCTCGCAGTGTTTTACAGGTCACCATTTTTGCCAGGGTGGCACAGCGCGGTGTGCCGTTGTCATTTAAAACCCGGACATTAAATTTAAAATTGAAATATTGCTGATGCAGCGTCGTGCAAAGATGTTGATGACTGAATGCTTTTATCGCCTCAGGCCGGGGAATTTCATCGACGTCTGACACAATAACAATATCATCATCCTGCGCACCGGCCAGCCCTTGCATAATCTGATTACGTGCAGTGGCTTCATTTTCCCAGGGATCTGTCTCACCCGCATTAACCACAGAACTATTCGATTTAAAGGCTTCCTGATAAAATCTGGGCGCAATATCGTTAACAATATAAATAATTTTATCGCGGAAACGATCGAACTTCTCAATATCAAAATGAAGCTTTTCCCGGCGTTTTCCGGTAAAGGTGTAGCGCGATTCCACAATGACAAACCGATCAACAACATGCTCAAGCGTGTTCAGACGCATCTCAAGCAAGATATCTTCATTGTAGTACAAAAAACAGTCATAAATCATAGTATTCAGAGGCATTTAAGTAGTAAGTATTTCATCAGGACACCTCAGCATGCGTAACACAACAGAGGTATAACGCCTTTTACTGGGTCGTTTTTTAGTGAACCTGATGTGTGTGTAATGTACTGCGTAAAACTATACATGTTTATAATAAACTGGCTAACAAAGGCTGCAGGCAATGATTTTCGGGCATCCACCTCAAAGCAGACTAACGATATGATGAGCAACCATTCAGAGTGATATTTACCTGACATTCACCTGACAACGGTTAACACCAGCAGACAGCATGAGTCACCTGATGCGGGCTACTGAGTTCCTGTCCGTTGCTTACATCATAATGCGTTGCGCAGAATGTTACATATAGTCCGTAACGCCAGCAATATTAAGCGCAGATTTTTGATTAAAATGAGCGATACGATCAATATCCGGATATTATTGGTCAACAAAATAACTATGATGGTTTAGTTAATGAAGAAGATCATTATTGCCCTGAGCATAAGTCTGATGGGCGGATGCGTAGATATGGGACGGGTTGGATTACATCCGACAACAAAAACCGCTTATTTCAACGGTCATCCTTTTCAGGTTGAATCCTGCCTTAGCGTAGCGGCACAGGATCAAAGACTCTATCTGGAGCAGGATGAACCTCTGCCGGATGGCACGAAGCGATATAATCTTGAGCAGGATGATGAAACCGTGGCCTGGGTTGAAATTGCAAAGTTCAGCCATCATCAGACCAGTGCGACATTTTACTATGCTCCAAAAGCATCAGATATCAGCACAGCAGTTTCAGGGATGATCGCGCGGTGCAAAACATCACGTTAAATGCCGCGTCGGCATGAATGTGATGCAGGATGGACGACCAGGAGACAGAATAAGTTGTCAGACCAGCCCGAGCACAAGCGCTGGCCTGACAATCTTTCGCACTCTTCTATTCTAAGGCTTTTATCACGCCCGCTTCCGGGCTATGCCATGTTCAGGAGTGTGCAGTCAAAGCTCAGCCTATTTAGCCGGTTCGCAATCATAGGCACCTCGTATGCGGATCTGACTCTGGCTGGTGCGGACGATTTCAGCTCTTAACAGCCCTTTACCCTCACGGTTCGTCAGTTCCATATCCACCATCCCCGGCGCTTTGCTGTTTTTCACCAGCAGTTTGACCGTCGCGTTGTCGTAATCGCCCTTCTCTTTCGCAAAGGTGACTTTCTGCGTTTTTGCACGTTCTCCATTCACCGAGAACCAGCCGCTCTTGTCAGGTTTAAGATAGAACGGCCCGCACTGCGTGGCAGTAAAGGCTGGAGCCGATAAGCTGATTAACGATGCGATAAGGATAAGTTTTTTTAGCATTGGGCTGGCCTCCTGCTGATGGGTGATGAGGGGTCAGGTCGCCTGCACTTAAGAGTGAGTTCCCTGCTGCACGGCTCGTAATAAAGAGCAGTATAGTCAATGACACCTGCATTATCGCCAGTACAGGGTCATAGACTCGGCAAAGGGATCGGCCTTGATGCTGGCAACGCACTACCCTAATCCACTGCCACGCAGGCGTGCCTTGTTCAGCGGAATCAGCTCACTAAACCTGCATATGCATAATTTCACTTTGAATATTTAGCATATCAGGTTGCTGTGCGTTGAAGCGTGGTTTTACAGAGACATACCGCAAGTCACAAACTGCCGTCGTGGTGGTTTTGAGGTGATTTGCGGTATTTTTTTGTGCTACATATGTGCTACGGCTAAATCGTGGGCCGGAGAGGCTCGTACACGGACACTACCTCCGCCGTCACCTTCCCCAGCACGATAATCCCTTCCATGCCCTCTCCGTCGATCGTCTCGCCGTCCGAAGTGATAATCCCTGTGCTGAACAATCTGCCAAGTTGCGGGTATTCGCCTATCTGGAATGCGATTTTGTCGCCCGGTACTGGCTTGAGTGATTTGTCCGCCAGCACGAACCCGTCCGGCGTCTCAATCAGGATCATGTTGTTGCGGTGAGGCATCAGTACATCATTCAGGTCGATGCGCCGCTCGATATAATCGGACGCTGGTGATGGAAATCCCATAGCTACCTCACGTATCCCATGTTGCGTAACGACCAGGTCTTATTCTCGCTTTCCTCTGTAACCAGCTCGAAGAAGAAATTCTGGTAACGCCGAATCCACCGGTTGCACTCTGCCAGCGTCCATACGTGATTCAGGTCATCCAGGCGCTTCTGGAATGCCGCAGTGGTGACAATGTCGCCCCCTGCCGTCCTTCGTTATCGCTCCAGTGAACGCCGCGTGTATGTCACTCTCTCTCGCCATGATAAATCCTCCTCTGACAAATACTGTATGGATAAACAGTAATATCGATCGGTAGTTTTGATCAAGGCGGAGCGGCGCACAGATTTGTAAAGGGATTGATGGCGAAGGATTTTTAGTTGGCGGTGGCGGTGGCGGTGGCGGTGGTGAGTTATTAATCTAAAATCACACACCCGGCAGCCTGCTGAGACTGGCGCGGTCTGTAGTTGCCCCGTCGCCCAGGCTTTTTTTAATGGGATATTTCTTAGTTGTGATCATTGAATTATCCTTTACGAAATGACAAGATCTGCCTCTTTACGAGAGTTAAACATGCTTAAGCTGTTTGCGAGGTACGCCTCTGTTGGTGTGATTAATACATTGCTTCACTGGATTGTGTTTTCGCTTCTCTACACACAAGGACAGCCACAGGCACTGGCTAATTTTTCTGCTTTCTGTGTAGCTGTTACATTTTCATTTTTCGTAAACGCTAAGTGGACTTTTAACTCAGAAGCTACAGCCATCAGATACATAACTTATGTATTCTTCATGGGGGCTATGGCGTACGGAGCGGGATGGGGTGCTGACAGGTTTAATCTAAGCCCATTTATAACACTGACATCCTTCTCTTTTATCAGTCTTGTGGGTGGATTCATCTACTCGAAATTCATCGTTTTCAGGGAAGAGAAATGAAAATATCCCTCGTTGTACCTGTATTTAATGAAGAAGAGGCTATACCCCTCTTTTATAGAGCCGTTCGAGACTTTGAAGGTTTTAAAGATAATGAATTAGAAATCATATTCATAGATGACGGTAGTACTGATAGCACTTCGTCTATAATGGAAGAAATAAGCCATGAAGATGGGCTCGTGAAAAATGTGTTTTTCACAAGAAATTTCGGAAAGGAATCAGCTTTATTTGCAGGCCTTGAGGAGGCCTGTGGGGATGTGATTATTCCTATTGATGTTGACCTGCAGGACCCTATAGAAGTCATTCCTGAAATGCTTGAAAAATGGGGCAATGGGTCCGATGTGGTTCTAGCAAAGAGAGTGGATCGAAGCACGGATAGTCACCTAAAGCGAAAGACAGCAGAATGGTTCTACAAACTTCACAATAAGATTAGCTCGCCGAAAATTGAAGAGAATGTGGGCGATTTCCGTCTAATGTCCAGAGAGATTGTTGATAACATAAAGCTTCTCAAGGAGAGAAATCTTTTTATGAAGGGAGTGCTTAGTTGGGTTGGAGGGAAAACTGATATAGTTGAATATACTCGTGCTGAGCGTATCGCAGGCAAAACTAAGTTTAATGGCTGGAAGCTTTGGAACTTGGCCTTAGAAGGCATTACTTCATTTTCCACGTTTCCTCTTAGGATGTGGACCTATATTGGACTTTTCGTTGCTGGCGTGTCATTTTTATATGGTTCTTACACTGTAATTGATACTTTAATATTTGGTAACCCTGTTAGTGGCTACCCTTCCATAATCGTTTCCATTCTCTTCCTTGGCGGCGTACAGCTTATTGGAATAGGCGTTCTTGGTGAATATATAGGAAGAATTTATATGGAAACCAAAGCAAGGCCAAAATATTTGCTAAAGAGAAAAGGTGAGAAGTGAAATATATAAGACACTTATATTTAACTTCATGCATTGCAGTTCTGCTGCTGTGCGCTGGGTTTTTCTACGCTTGGAATGGTAACTTTTACACAAGTGCGATGGAGCCCAATAATTTATCTAAAGGGAATATAGATATGTGCCTCATAGGAGATGATGTAATTGAAGTAAGGGGGTGGGCTTATCTTCCTGCCACAGGAAGAGTGTTAAACAGCATTTATGCTGAGACACTAGATGGTGAAATGTTATCACTGCCTGCCACAGCCTATCATATAATTAGCGTTCAAAAGGATCTCTTGTTGACGGATTATGAAATGCCAGGCTTCCATGCACTTAAGAGAAACCTACAAAAAATCAGTTTTACAGGGAACATAATCGTTGTCAGTAAGTCAGAAAATGGAGGCGTAGGTGTTATCAAATTCAAATGTTAAATTTAATTTCATTTATATCACGACATTGTTTTTATTAATGGCTTTGCTGGGAATGCATATTCATCTGCGCCCTAATGCTGACGATCAGTTTTTCTTAAGTATGGCGGGCGATAGCGTTTTCAATTCGCTACATAATAGATACTACAACTGGTCAGGAAGGCTGTCAATTGAGCTTATACTTCTCACTACAATTAAGCATAGCTTATTTTGGAAGTTTGCGATCCCAATATCAACTTTGTTATTGTGTTATGCAATAGCTAGAATGGCAGATTTCGATAAAAATAAATATAGAGCAACACTTTTGACCCTAACCCTAGGGCTTTTGATAAAATATGATATTCTTAAAGACTCTGTTTTATGGGTAACAGGATATTATAATTATCTATTGCCTGCATCTCTTTGTATCTTCTCCATGTGGCAGGCAAGTATTCGTTCTGAATCAATTACAAAAATGCAATTTTCTGCATTATTTTTTTCTTTCATATATTCATATAGCGAGCAGGCTGCAGTTTTTTCTCTATGCTTTTTGTTAATCATATTTACTTTAAAAGACATTGGAAACAAAAAGTTTATCTCTTTATTATTCACCATAACATTAATTAACTTTCTAATATGCTACCTTGCGCCAGGCAATAAAGTAAGGGCGGCTGTCGAAGCATGGTTTGCATTTCCACAATTCCTTAACTTAACTTTATTCCAAAAGTTGAGTCTCGGAGTGTCATGTTTCTATAAACATGCTACTGATAAACACAATTTATTATACCAATTACTTCTAATTACATGTGCCATTTTAAATATAAAGAGAAAGCGTGGATTAATTACTTATATTGCCACCTCTTTCATTTTGCTACATATAGCCTTAGTGTATTTTGGTTCGGGCCTCAACATTCACTTATATCAAACGCAGGTTTTTGATGAGTATTTCTGGGTTTCATATCGGTCATTCATTTCGTTAGCCATTTCTTTAATAGCTTTCCTGTCAGTTATATTAACAATAATTGAATGTGATAAAAACATGGGGATTAACATTCCTTCTGTAGCAATCACCTGCGGAACCATTACTGTTTTAGCAATGGGTCTATCGCCCACAGTCTTTGAGTCTGGCGAAAGGATATATTTCATTTTTGATTGCTCAGTTTTATATTGCCTGGCATCATTAATGAGGAATATAATAAAACCAAGAGTCAAGTAAAATATTACATCAAGCAAATACATGGAGATATTATTTTGTTTTCATTTTTCAGCAATACAAAGAAAGATAAAATTGCACATGATTTAGCCGTGGTATTAGCAGCAAAAACTTGCGACTCTTCAGTTGCTGCTGATCTTCTGGAACACTATAGGACCCATTACGAAAAACTTACCAAAGAGATTGATGATATAAATTTTGATGAGGAGGAGGAGTTAGTGCGCCCTTGCTAACTAATGATGGCCGCAATTGCGGCCATCATTCACTTTACGCTCCAGCTTACGCCGCTTAATGACAAATAATTAGCTGATGTCCATCCATAGATTTTTGCCTGACCGTTAGTGCCTATAACTAACTTTAGCACTGCACTCTGGTCTGAGTATGCAATCAAATTAACATTGGCCTTTGGTGCCATTGACTTGGGTATTGTAAAGATAGTTGTCCCATCAACTGTAGTTCCAGTAGAACGAAAAATAGTACCCGACATTACAATTATTCCCTCGTGAGAAATGTCGGCGAATATTGGATTGTCGTTTGAGTTGATGGACCAATTGTTAGCCGGACTAGCTATTAGGGCCGAATTCACCGCAAATGTATTTCTCGTAGAAACAACGCCCATAACGGCCTGAGCCATCCTCCGCCCGATGAGCTTATTTGCAAGGGATGTGGGATGGATGTTGTCATGAACAACTGAATCACCCAATCCAACCATGTTTATCGCTGAGGCAGGGTTAACGTAGTATGAAACAACTGGGCCTTCAAACTCTGTGAGGTCTATAAGCTTCACGGATCTCTGTGCCGCCACCCTAGACACAATCCCTCTGTAACGGGCCGCCCTCTCAGCGTTAGCCGATGCCTGCCCCCTCTCTCCCGCTTCCAAGCGCGTATACCACAGCCCAAACTTAGCTAGAGCGACAGTTTTATTTGCGTTAACACAAATATCGATCATTGCATTCAGGTTGGACGTATAGGTATTGAAGTCGACCTGTCCTTGCGCGTCATTTGTTCCCACGGCAATAATCACCAAGTTGGCATCAGCAACCCCTTGGCTTTGCATGATGGCTAGCTGCTGGCTGCTCGTCTGACCGGCAACCGCGGAGTCAATAATGTTCCATGCTCGAAGGCCTGAGCTAAGTTCAAGCTCTTTTTTAAGGTAGGCTGGCCAATAGTCATAGCGGGAAGAGGAAACAGAATCTCCGAAAATTTTAATAGCCAGGAATCTTGACGCATTTACGGCGGCATTTTTAGTCACCACCGGATTGATTATGTTCACGGTGCCATTACTTAGGCCACTCTGGAAGTAACCACCAAATCCCGCATCAATAATAAACCCATTCGTGGAAGTGGAGTAAACTACGAAGCCGTTAAAGCAGACATCAAAGTTGCTGAATGAGTTAATCTTAATAGACCATTCGCTATTTACGGCACTGTATGCTGGGTGGTTTCCCTTCATAGGAACGTCAATAGCAGCCTCAGTGGCATTTGAACCAGATATTTTAGTGACAAGCGTAAGTCCTGAGCCATCTTGATCTGTATAAGCTTTGAGCGCGTAATACCCACTAGTAGTCCTTACCACGGCTAAAAGATATGGCGTTGAAGAGACGGCGATGTAAGATGATATCTTATCACCTGGCTTCGCATTATAAGCGGCGTAATACAGGGTATTATTGCCAGAGGCGACAGTGAAGTTGGCTTGCGAGGCGTCCATGAATGTAAACTGTGACGCTACCTACGAATCTGAGTTAAATGGCGCGCTCAAAGGAGTAAGTTGCGTATTGCAGATCAGTGGGATCACATTACTGTAATCATATGAATAGCTTTCAAGGAAGCTATCTTTTTGTGCAAACGAATGAACATTTGTTGACGACAACATGTAGTTTACATTGATGTTTCTGAAATATACTTTTGTATCTCTGGTGAATGACATAAGCACAGAGCTTGGGCGTCCAACAAGCGCATCATCAGGAACAGATAATTTCACTCCATTTTCTACATCAAACGTAATGCCCTGGAGATTATTTGGCTCAAAAGATGAAAAATAATAGATGTTTGCCGATCCCAGCACAAAAGGAAGGCGGATGTATTTATGTCCGCCTGAAATTAAGGACGTGAGAGATGCTGAGCAATCCATTGCGCCATCAGGAATGCATGCCGTACCTGAACCATCTGCGATGCTTACTGACTCAAGTAACTTCCTTTGAAGGGTTATTGACTGAGAACCCTGCACTGGGACTCGGGCATTAACTATTTTAGATCCACGGCCCGTATCGCTTGCGATTAGATCTGATCTCAGGGAAGAGTCACCCACTGAAATCCACGCATTTACTCCAAATCCGCCCGTTGCCTCTGGAGTTGAACCAGCCAAAACGTTTTTCGGTAACGGTCCATCCCACCGATAATATTCTCCGTCATCAGTATCTTTAATGATTTGGTTTGGCAGTTCTAGATTGTATCCCTCCTGAAACGTTCCCACCGGAATCCAGCCGTATTGTGCAATGGCTTGCTGAGCCAGCCATCGAAGCCCTTCTATTGTGTAGTGGCGGCCCCCAAACCTATCGATGTACTGCTGCGCTAAAGAATTGACGAACTCATCAATTTTCCCCGCGTTGAATTTCAGATCGCGAGGAGACTCGCTTGGAACTTGATTTTGTGTAAGTTGAGTAGCCATATTTTTTCCATAAAAAAAGCCAACGCTAAGGCTGGCCTGGTGTTGGATTGGTTGCTGTCAGGGGTAAATCAGGTCACTGTATTCAGCGAGGCTTAAAGCTGTTGTGCCATCGCTATTTGGCTGCTTTTCGCTTATGACCCACTGAGTGGCGTTAAGCTCTTCTGTGGTTACGATTACATAACGCGAAGGAGATTGAACGTCATAGCCGTCAAAGATGTTCAGCGCCACCTGAGGGATGGCCGCAGTGAAACCAAAGGCTGTTTCTGAGTGAGGCGATGCCGGATAGCGAGCAGACGAGTTGCCAATTGAATCAGTAATGACCACATACATCGAGCCTGAAAATTTAATGCGCTCGCTGGTTTCAAATGAATTCCCTCTGCGTGAAACGATATATCCAGCCTGCTGATTAGTGTCATGTGTGTCAGGAACCTGCACCATATCACCTACGTTAACCCACTCCCCATCAGCAAGGGCTGTAATAGCCATGCTCATACGGGAATAAAGCAATCGTCGGCACTCCTTCTGAGCGCGGAAATCAGCCTGAAAACTATCCCGGATATACATCATTTCAAACTTTTTGGCTTTTACTGGTTGGCCTAATTCGATCTGAATATTTCTTACCCGGTAGCGCATGTAAGCCTGCTTATTGGTGGTTGGATTTCGGTACTGCACCTCAACACCGTCATAGCCCCCGGGAAGCGTCATGTCGTAGCTTAATGAGTATCCCGAATCTACAGTGTTGGACCGGTTGAAAACCGTTGCCGGGACAGTTCTTTTCGCGTCGAGCGTAAAAGATAGAACGCTGTCATCCCAGTAAACACTTACCCCTGCCGCATCACATATGTTCTCCATTCTCTGACCCAGCGACACATCCTCATCATCAAAGGTATAGTCAAAATAGCCAAGCCGCTGATCCCGCGCATCAATCTCTGCCTGAATCTGATAAAGACCATATATGTCGATTGAGTTCTCAGGCTGACCGCCAATGACTAGCCAGTTGTGAAGAGCAATATCTGCAAACTTTCTTGATGCCCTAATCGTGCAATCGACTCTCTGCGTGCTCATGTTGTATGTGATCACATGCCGGTTAATAAGAGCATTATATTTCCTGTCTCGCGCACTAGTGGCGTTCTCAGTCTGCCTGACCGTAACACGCACCAGCGTGTCATTGGGGTAACTGACATTAGTGCGTATGTTTACGCTGTGAATGGCCTCGACCTTGAGCTTACTGTTGTCACCACTGTTATCTGTGCGCTGGAAAGTCACCGCATATCGCCCGTAACCACCAGCCGGCGTTAGCTTATCTGTTCGATAGAATGTGTCAGAAGTGGACTGGTGAGGCGTAGTCTGTCGATAAAGGAACGTCTGAGTTGTTCCCGGCACCTGGACATTATCATCATCGACTTTCCAGATCGTAACCTGCCAGTTGGTCTCGCTTTTACCACCCAATCCTGACTGCGTGTGCAGCCAAAGCTGCGAGGATTGTACCGGTGAAAAGAACGGGCCAATCGCCAGTGCCTGGTTGTCATTAAGAATGAACTTAGTCGTGTTAATTGTTGCGGTAGATATGTATGAGGCGTTTGATCCTTCAATGCTGTCGATGACAAAATTGTAGTAATAAATCGGCGCTGTAACGGACCCGTTAGATGTCTGCGTGGCCGATATCAGATTGCCTGATAATGTGAAGTCCTGAGTAACATTCCCGCTAGCTGTTGGGTATGTAGCATTCACCACAAAGGAAACGGCGTGGGGTAGTGTCAGGCCCATGAAGTAGTCAAAGCTCGCTTGCTTAACGATCTTCATGAGAATCTGGCCGCCGGAGTAGCTTCCGCTTATCACTGTGGTAGCAGTGGCACTCTCAATAGGGAAATCCTCGGACTCGTTCTTACCAGGCACCTCCTGACCATCAACATCATCAAACTGGTAGCCTTCATTTATGGTGCCGATCACATCACCCGGGTTATATACGGTGAACGACGCTCCAGCCATCGACCCTAGGTTACTTTCCGAATATCTGACTGAGCTGACAGTGTATTTTCCAATACCAAAATTCATGAACTCAGTCAGGTATTTTAAATTGTTCGTATATTCAAAGAGAGACTCTTGTATCAGGTCAGGAAAGGCCCTGATCAGACCGTAATTATCAGGCTTGGCTTCTCCATTACGGGCAAGATTAGTCTGACCCTTCAGGCTGTTGTTTGATGATGTTTTGCTTTGCCCGATGTTGCCTGTTCCGGGCTGCTTGATGAGCCCACTCATGATTTTCTGAGTAAACTTTATCGGGTTGAAGTGCTCGAGCGGGTTAAGGAGGGTTTTGGCTAGATCGCCTGATTTTGGCTGATCGAAGATAATAACCCTGTCATCTTCCTGCAGGCTGAAACCGATATCGTCATCGTCCCGAAGCTCGCGACCGTTAACGCTGATGCGTAATTCGTTATGAAGATTCTGGTCAGTCAGCCACTCATTGAACGCCACACCCGCAGGTGCTTTAACTCTCTCTTTTGGCAGCCCCGGAACACGCTGCATCTGGATAATTGGCATACTGATAGAACTCCACGCGCGTGAATAGTTTTTGTATTGTTCGGATGCTGTCTGAGCGCACATGCCCATTCTCTCCGCGGCTGTGCAATGCCCGGCCGTCAAGAGTCAGTCCGACGTGAACCGGCTGGCTGCCGTACCAGGCAATAAAGATTCCGTTGTCACTGAAGATATCCGTTTGCCGCCAGTAAACGACCTCGCCTGTAAAGCACGTCAGGAAGTCAGCGCCAGATTCGTAGTCAGGCTGATGATGAATCTCCACGCCCAGCACATGACGGTAATAGAGAACTACCAGCGCCCAGCAATCCATAGCCTCAAAGGTACATGACCTGTCACGCCATGGGGCTCCTGTCACCCTATAGATGAACTCAGCTTTAAGCATTCTGTAGCCCCGGAAATTCCTCTGGCGTATACAACCGGCCAACGTTGTTATTTAGAGGGTTTTTAAGCGTCAATGGATGGAGGGGCGTGAATATAAGCACGTATCGCCTGATGGCGCGCCGCGTGATAACAGCATGTGCTTTTACGACTGGAAAGCGATTGAGAAGTGGATTGATAACCAGCCGGCAGCGATTGCCAGGAAGAAATCTGCTTAAATGCAGATCCATTTCAACAGGAGAAGGCGTATGTCTGGATATCCGACAGGAGTGGCTCCCAACAAGAACCACCTTCGAATCTGGTTCATGTATGAGGGGCAAAGACGGTGGGAGGCAATCGGCGTAGCCGATACACCCAAAAACAGGAAGATGGCTGGCGAGCTGCGTAGCAACATCGTCTACCGCATTAAGACAGGGACGTTTGATTACCGGAGTGAGTTTCCCGATTCACCAATGTTTAAGAACGAGGTGGGTTCATCGAAGTTGGTGGCTATCAGGGATGTGGCGGATTTATGGCTGAAGCTCAAAAAGCCTGACTGGGCCAACAGCTCTTATGTCACGACAGAACGTCGAGTCAGGGTGACACTGGATATCATCGGCAACGGAAAGGATATCAGGTCGGTTATGCAGAAGGACCTGCTCAACCTGCGCATCGAGCTTCTCAGTGGCAGCTACTTCACGGGCAGGAAGATGAATATAGAAAAGAAAGGGAGGACGGCGGCCACGGTAAACTCCAGCATGGCAGACCTGAAAGCTATCTTCGCCTTTGCTCATGGCAACGGGTATATAGAGGCAAATCCCATGACGGGAATAAAACCGCTCAAGAAATCCAGTAAACGGCCAGACCCGATCACGCGGGAAGAGTACCCTCGCCTCATCGCAGCATGCTCAACACACCAGACGGCAAACATGTGGTCACTTGCCATCCTAACGGGATTACGTCACGGAGAGATATGCGCTCTGGCATGGGAGGACATTGACCTTGAAGCGAAGAAGCTGACAGTCAGCCGAAACCTCACGCCACAGGGTCTATTCACGCCGCCGAAGACGGAAGCGGGAAACCGCGTCATCTGTCTGATAGGCGCAGCCGTTGATATTCTGCGTGATCAAAGGGAGCTGACCCGAATGTATCCTCAGACCTCATTCACCTTTCATACCAGGGAGTATGGCGAGCGCATTGAGGAACAGAAGACATTCGTGTTCAATCCCTGCGTTAACGCAGTCAACGGCAGGTCTGGAGCATATTACTCAACAGAGTCACTCGGACAGATATGGACCGGCGCACTGAGGCGTGCAGGCCTGCGTCACCGGAAAGCATATCAATCACGTCATACCTTCGCATGCTGGGCTCTCTCAGCAGGCGCAAACCCGAACTACGTTGCATCGCAAATGGGCCACTCCGATGCGCAGATGGTGTACCGGGTTTATGGCGCCTGGATGTCAGAGAACAATACCGACCAGCTATCACTCATCAACACGAAAATGAGCGATCTTGTGCTACGTACGTGCTCCACCAAAGTGGCAGTATGA